CGCCGCGCTGCGAGAGCCGGTGGTCGCCGCCGCGCTGCCATAGCCGGTGGTCGCCGCCGCGCTGCCATAGCCGGTGGTCGCCGCCGCGCTGCCATCGCCGGTGGTCGCCGCCGCGCTGCGAGAGCCGGTGGTCGCCGCCGCGCTGCCATAGCCGGTGGTCGCCGCCGCGCTGCCATAGCCGGTGGTCGCCGCCGCGCTGCCATAGCCGGTGGTCGCCAGCGTCTCCTTGCTCGCCTTGGTCTGCGCAAAGATGGCCTCGACCATCGCCAGCGGCAGCCGGGCCAGGGCACCGCCGAACGTGCCGAAATAGGCCACCCGAGCCCGCGGGTACTTCACCTTGTCGTTCTCGACGAGGATGCACTCGGCGCGCATCACCTCGACAATCCACCACAGCGCATCGGGATCGGCCGAGAGGTTCGAGCGCGAGCCGAGGCCGTCGAGATATCCGAACAGGCCATTGCGGCACGTCGCCTCCGGCTTCCAGTCGGGGCACTGGACGACAGCGCCAATCGTCATCGGCCACAGGAACCCGCCATAGCTGCGACCGCCCTTTGCGGTGGTGCGAAGCACGATGGCGTCGGGTTGGAAATCATCCGCGACGGGCGCGGCTTTGGTCTTGGTCATTGGACGGTCCTCGTTTCGGGTTGATCAGGCGTGGTCGAAGGCGGCGGCGCGGGCGGTGGTGGCCTCGACCGCGCGCTGGTGAAGGTCGGGGCGCTGCGCCTGCAGCTTGGCGATGGCCTTGGCGGCTCCCACCTGGACGGCTGCCAGGGCCTCACGATCAGGGGCAGCTGCGACGCTGGCCAGATAGGCGTCGAGCCATTCGTCGGCGGTCTGTGACCGGGTGCCGGCGGGCGGTTCGGCTGCGGCCGGTGCCGCCTTGCCGCCGCGCGCCCATGCGCCGAGGCCCTGCCCGCTGGTCTCGCCGATGCGCTGGCCATCCGGGAAGAACGGGCGGTGCTGCTCCTGCAGCTTGACCGCCATGCCGACGCCGGGCTTTTCGGGCAGCAGCAGGAAGCTGACCGTCATCTCGTACATGAAGCGTTTCTCGCAGATCGGCTGCCAGCGCTCCTCGACCGGGCGGTCCTTGGCCGGCGTCACCACTGTCTTCATGGACTGCTTGCCCTTCCACATGCGGGGGCTGCCGTCGTCGTTGGTCTGCGGCACCTGTTCGAGCAGCATTTTTTCTTCGGCGCGGAGGCAGAAGATCAGGTGGGCGCGGCACTGGACGAGCCGGTTCATCATCCGCTTGTGCGCGGCCTTGGGCTCTTTCCAATTGCCGGGGGACTTCTCGCCGCCGGCCAGCATCTCGTCGGCCCATTCGAGGATGCCGCCCTCGCCCTCGTATTCGTGGCTCATGCTGTCGATGACGATCACGTCATAGCCCGCCTCCTCGGCAGCCACGATGGCGTCGCGGTAGGTCTGCGGGCGGAACGGCGGCTTGATGTCGAGATGATCGAACCGGAACTGATCGGCATAATGCAGCGCGCGCCCGGCCTCGGTATCGATCACGGCGATGCGTCCGGTCGGACCCGCCAGCCCCGTCGCCAGCTTCAAGGCGGTGAAGGTCTTGCCGGTGCCGGTGGTGCCGGCGAGCGCGATGAGGATGCTAGTGCGGGTGCGGACCGCGGGGCGGAAATCATAGCTCATGCCGCATGGCCCTGTGCATCGAGGACATAGCCGAACACGTCCGTCGCGGGCGCATCGTCGGGCACCGGCAGCCGCAGCGGCGTCGGCTCGACGGGGTACAGCTCATCGAATCGCGCGGGCTCGGTCTCGCCGGCTTCCTCGCGGGCAATCCACCGCTTCTCCGTCCACGGCGGCGGATCGAGGTAGGCGGTGAACGGCGGATAGCCGGGCCACCAGTCCTTGGCCAAGCTGCGCGCCCACAGCCGCAGCGCATATTCGACCTTGCGGTTCGCCATCGCCAGCGCGGCCGGCGTCAGGGTGTGGACGGCAATGGCAAACGGGTCTTCAAGCTCGGCAACGACGAAGCGGAAATGCGGGTCTGCGGCCAGGCCGAGCGCCTTAATGCCCCGGATGTAGAACGCCGCCTGCACATCGCAGCCGGTCTCCCACATCGTGCGCTGGCCCCATTGGCTGGCGGCGGCGCTGGCGGCAGTGGTCTTGAAATCGTCGAAGACATTCCCGCCGGCCGGCAGATAATCGAGCCGGGCGCGGCACCACACCGTCTGCCCGTCAACCTCCTCGGTCCAGAGCAGCGACTGTTCGGGCTTGCCGCCCTGAAAGGCGCCGGCAGCTTCCTGATGGCGGGCGAGCTGGGCATGGACGCGGCGGGCCATCGCCTCGGCGCGCTCGAAATGCTTGGCGAGGATGGGCGTCTGGCCACGGCTGCGCGCCAGATCACGCAGGCCCTTGGCGGCACCGCTGCGCCAGTCGTCGGCATCGATGACGGTGAAGTCCCCGCCGGCACCCAAGACGAGCCGATGGCCGATCTTGCCAAGGTCGAAGGCGTCGCTGTTCTTGGGCTCATGGTCGGGGTTGAGGCGCGGGTGCGAATGCCAGGCGTGGCGCGGGCTGCGATCGATGAGCAGCTTGGCGAGCGATGCCGACAGCGAGGGCACCGGCGCCGGGTCCGCGTGATAGGCTTCCTCGCTGAGGTCGTGGACGCCGGGGGTGATGGTGGGCAGGGTCATGGTTTCGTCCATTCGATGCGGGTGACGGCGCGGGCGGTGTCGTCACGGATGAAGAGGTGGGCTTCCTGGCCGGGGTTCTCCCGGACCCATTCGGCGGCGATCTTGCGGGCCTCGGCCTCGTCGCCGTTTGCCCACAGGACGCGCCAGTCAGGCTTGTCGGAACCGGGGACGGCAGATGGCACGAGCACCGCGCAGCGGAGTGGCGAGCTACTCATGCGAAGGTGCGCCACAGCGCCCACCCGACGAGGCCCCAGACGCAAGCCAGCGACACGATGATGCCGCGCCAGGCGATGGTCTTGCAGCGATCGATATGCGCCTGCTCGCGCGCCGGGCGCGGGAACGGATAGGGCCGGTGCATCACAGCACCGTTTCCAGATCGTCGAAGCTGACGCCGATGCGATCGGCAATCAGCCCGCGCAGCTGGCCACGGCAGGTGTCAATCTCCGCCTCGGCGTCGTCCAGCTGCGCATCTTGGACCCGGTTGAGTTCGCGGATGCTGCCGGCGGTGTAGAGCCGGTCGCGGGTGGTGATGGCGACCTTGATGCGCGCGACGAGCTGCTGCGCGGCGGTCATCTGGACAAAGGTCCGCATCACCGCCGAGCCGGCAAGGCCGAGTTCGTCGTTGGCGAGGAGCACGGCGGCAATGGCGTCGGCGTCGACGCGTGGCAGGCTGGCCATCAGTAAACCTTTCCGAGCATGACGAGGACGCCGAGGCCGGCGGCACAGGCCGCGGCGAGCGCCATCAAGTTGGAGAGTGCGGGCGAGCGCAGCTCGGCGAGGCCGATGGCCAGCGCGAGCAGGATGGTGCCCAAGGCAAAGGCGCCCATGATCGGGAAAGCGATCACGCCGCCACCTGCTGAGGGATGGCGCGGAGGAACCGCACCTGTGCCGCCGCGCCGCGCGCCGTCACCAGATCGGGGTCGCGGCATTGGGAGACGACGGTCAGCGGCACAGTTGCGGACAGCCAGGTGATGGCCTCCGCAAGGCGGTCGACGCACCAGCGGGCATCGGAGGCGGCATAGCGTTCGTCGCCGGGATAGGGACGACGCGGGCTTTCGACGCCGATGATGACGTTGCCATGTTCGAAGCCGTGCCAGGGCGACCACAGGCCGGCGCCGGGGGCGTAGAGCGCCAGCATCCCCAAGGCGCAGCTGACGGCATGGCGGGCCGGGTCGCGGGGAGCGAGGCGGACGGCGGCGCGCAGTTCATCGGCGGCAATGGCGCTGGCGATGGCCTGCGGGGTGTAGAGCAACCGGTTGAGGGCCTGAAAATAGGCGGGCTCGGTGCTGGTATAGCCGCGCGGGTTGGCCTCGATGCTGGCGCGTTCCTGCGCCAGATAGGCGTGCTCGGCCGGCGACAGCCAAGGGTGGGAAGTCGGCCGGTTCATGCGATGACGCCCGAGTTGGGCTGCATCATGATGACGTTGCTGGCGGGCTGCCGGCCGGTGCGGATGGCATCGAGCCGCTCGTCGATGGCAGTGGCCAAGGTGACGAGTTCGTCCTCGGGCAGGAAGATCAGCGTGCCGGCAAAGTCGATGACCTGAATGCCGGGATGCGCCTCGGACGGCTTGACGGCAATCGGGTCACCGTCATCGAGATGGGTATGAGCGAAGGTGCGAGCCATGCGGGTTCTCCAGCACCTGCGTCTCGCGTCGGCACGATGCCGAGGTCAGCGGGTGTGAAGAGACGTTATTAGCATCAATGCTATTCTGCAAGAGCAATTGTGCTAATCGTTCTGTCGTGACGCGAGATGCCGTTGTCGGTCCTCAGCCGAAATGGTTGCGAATTCCCTACTGCGGTTGCCAGCGCTCGTGGTAATTGGCGACTATGCCCATGGGTTCACATCACGACGAGATCGGCATCCTCGCGTCCGGCCGCGGCGGTATGCTGGCGCTTACGCGCGAGGCCGGCGGCACCTGGCAGCTTGATGCCCCGCTGCGGTTTCGTCGCCTGATCGGCCAGCGCGTCCGCGTCGTCGGGGTGCGCGCCGACTTCGATGTGCTCGACGTGACGACGATCGAACCGGCTGGGCACGTGCTGTCTCAGGCTGCCGAATAGCAGCGACCACCGCGTCTAGCGATCAAGCTCCTCAAGGGCTTTCTGCTGATTTCGGGCGCAAGCTCCAACCATCATGAAGTCTGTCACCTTGGCGTCGGTGTATCGATCGAAGCACATGGTCAGTGCATCGATGACAGGCGGCTGCGACTGATAAGCGCCCCACATCCATTTGAAATCGGCAAAGCCCGTTTTCGCGTTTCTCTCACATGCGGCTCGCATGGTGAAGTCGGCGGGATATCTATCGGCGCAGTGTGCTCTCGAACTCTCTTTGAAGTAGGAATTCGACGTGTCGACAACCGTGGGGTTGGCTAAGTCGTGGCTGCCCAGCACGATATCGAGCGCTTTCTGACGCTCGATTGGCGTTGGGTCGGGGCGCGACGAGCACCAGCTGACGAACATGCCAAATGCGATCACATAGACAACCCTCAGCGTCCAAGTAATGCGGCCACGGCGCTTGAAGTCGTCGCGCTCGTCGTCAGACAATCGGTGGGCGCAATATCGGCAGAGGTTCGCTTCAGTGTTTATTCGTTCCCGGCACTGAGGGCATTTGGCGGTGGGCATCCGCTCAGAGCCTCCGCGCAAACCAAACGGGCCGGCCCATGATAATCACTTCGGCTGCGTCGACTTCATACGGGGTGTACCTGTCATTTGCAGAAAACAGGCGATACCAGCCTCGCCGCTGCGGCACGCGCTCCACGAGTTTGACGACATATCCGTCTCCATCCCAGAGCGCGAAGGCGCCAGGTTGCAGGGGGTCGCGATCACGACAGTCCACCAGTATCTGGTCACCGTGCTGAAAATCGGGCGTCATGCTGTCGCCTCGCACGTCGATCAGCAATAGGTCGGATGGCTTCGCCCGCAATTCATCCTCGATGAGAGTTCGTGAGATCAGCGCCCGGCCCCGATCTCCTTCGCCGGTGCCGCCGCCGCCCATGCCAGCGAACGATGGCAGAACCTCGATGGGCAGATAGTCCCTGTCCGCCCGCGTTTCTGGCAGATCGGCCTCGACCTTAAAGCCGGGGAAATCCGGGTAAGTCTCGCGCAACTTTTGCAGCGTTGGCACCGACAATCGGTGTTTGACCGGGTGGTTCAGTGGCCGAGTAAGGGTGCTGACTGCCAGGCCAGCGCGGCGGGCGACCTCGGACGCGGAAACGCCGACATATTCGGCGAGCGCGTTGATCAGGTCTTTGTCGGATGTATCGGCCATGCAAGGCCCATTAGCAAAAATGCCAAGCCGTTGCTCGGAGCAAGAATGCTCTTGCATGTTAGCAATCATGCTAATACTTTGCCCGACATGGAACAGCAAACCGTTATCGCCGGCCTTGAAGCGCGCGCCAAGGCCCTTGGTGTCCCTATGTACGAGGTGTGCCGCCGTGCCGGCGTCGCGGCGTCAACACCGTCGCGATGGAAGGGGGCCAATCCGGTCGGAATGACCTTTTCGACGCTGAGCAAGTTGCAAGCTGCGCTCGACGAAATGGAAGCCGCCGCTGCTGCCGCCGAAGGCGTCACGACCTCCGAGGCAGCATGATGCTGCCGAACCGCATCCGCTCCTGGACGATCCGGGGCGAGACCTGCCCGCCGCTCGCCCCTCAAGGGAACCTCGACAGCGCATCTATGCCGGCCCTGGCTGCCGGCTCCGCCATGCGTCAACGCCCCGCCGGGAAGCGGACACGTCATTGTGACGGGGCGATGTCGGGGATGTGCGGGCATCTTCATAGCCGGGAACTTCGCCCATGACCGGGGTGCATGTCCTCCCGAATGCCACCCGGCTGACGGAAGCGGACTACCGCCAGCTCGTCGCCGCCGGGGTGCGGCGGTGCAGTGCCGGCGAAGGCGCGGCGCGGTTCGCGGTCGAGGTCGGGTGCGATGAAAAGACGATGCGGGCGGCGCGCGACGGCAAGTCCTCGCTCGTCGGCTCGACGCTGTTCAACATGCTGCTCGTCAACCCCACGGTGCTCGACGAGCTGGCGGCGCATTTCAACCTGCGGCTGGTGCCCATGGAGGCGGTCGACAATGGCGACGCGCGCCTGCTCGCCGATATCGCCGGGCTGGGCGCCACGGTGGCGACGGCGCTGGCTGATGGCCGCATCGATCACATCGAGGAACAGGCGATTGCGACACAGGCGCGCGGCGTCGTCCAGGAACTGACCGGCCGCATTGCGGTGGCCGATCGTAAGCGGGCGGGCCGGTGATGACCCCGCGCGATGCCGAAATGGTCGATGCCTATCGCGGCGGCGACACGCTGCGGGGCCTCGCGGCGCGGTTCGGCGTGTCGATGCAGCGCTGCCACCACATCGTCACCGCGCATGGCGCCATCCGCCCGGCGCGGCCGAACCGCCAGGTCTGGACCCCGGAGATGGACGCGAAGCTGCGCGGGTTGCGCGCCCGCGGCGTCGGCATCGATCCGCTGGCCTGGCGGCTGGGGGTGACGCCGGCACAGGTCACCGCCCGGTTGCGCGAATTCGGGCTGCCGATCGGCCGCGGCTGGCGACGCCACACAGGTTTTTGAAGGGAGAAGGCCATGACGATCAGACGCATCACGATGAAGATTGGGGACGGCGAGGAGCAGGATGTCACCGCCCTGTTCGACAAGCCCGAGCATGAGCGCAGCGCCGCTGACTGGCTGCGGATTACCGTGTCGAAGGTCGAGCGGCTGGAGGAAGAGCGCGGCGAGCTGAGCGACGACATCAAGGACGTGTTCAAGGCGGCGAAGTCGGCCGGGCTCGATACTGCCATCATCAAGACGGTCATCAAGCGCCGCAAGCTGGGCAGCGGCGCGGTGGCCGAGGCCGAGGCGCTGTTGAAGGTGTACGAGGACGCGATCGTGCTGCAGCGCGAGTTCGACTTTGGCCAGCGAGCCGAGGCGTTCGGCGCCAGCGACGTTCGGCACTGACGGCCGATGCGGGGGATCGAAGCCAGCGACGGTGTGCCGGATGCGGCGTTGCGGGGGGGCGTGCTGTCGCTCGACCTCGCGACCCGCACCGGCTGGGCCATGACCCGCGCCGAACATGCGCGGGCGTGGCCCCGGTCCCGCCCATTCTCGGGGCTGGCGCTGGTGCCGCCCGAGCCGCGCCCGCCGGCGGAATTCGGCACGCTGATGACCGGCAAGCCCGGCAGCACGCATGGCGAGCGGGCGGCGGCGCTGGTGACCTGGCTGGACAAGGTGCAGGCCGATCATCGGCCCGGCGTCATCGTCATCGAGCAGCCGATGCCGGCGAAGTTTTCGAAGAACCTGGCGGCGACGCAGATTGCCATCGGGTTGAGCATGGTGGTGCAGAGCCACGCCCACCGCCACGGCTGCCTGTTCCGCGAAATCCCGATTATCAGCGCCAAGGCGTGGTTCGGCAGCAAGATGTCGAAAGACAAGGCGCCGATGATGGCGTGCGCGCGGGCGCTGGGCTGGGCCGTTGCCACCGATCACGAGGCCGACGCGCTGGCCATCCTCGACCTGTTTCTGGCGCGGATGATGGCAGCGCGGGCAATGGGGAGGCGGGCAGCGTGACTGCGCAGCACATCGTCAGCCTGAGCGGTGGCAAGGATTCGCTGGCCACCGCGTTGAAGGCCAAAGAGCGCGGCCGGCCGTTCCGGGTGGTCTTCGCCGATACCGGCAACGAGCACCAGATCGTGCTCGATTATGTCGCGAGCCTTGAGGCCTATCTCGGCGTGCCGATCGAGACGGTGCGGGCCGATTTCACCGCGGCATTCGCGCTGCGCCGCGAGCAGCTCCACAAGTTTTGGTCCAGGCCGGGGCGTGTCGGGTCGGACGGCAACCCCACCCCGGCGGTGCCCGATGCCCTGATCGAGCGGGCGATTGCCTGCCTCATTCCGTCCGGCATCCCGTTCCTCGACCTGTGCATGTTGAAGGGCCGGTTCCCCGGCGTGAAATCTCGGTTCTGCACCGAGGACCTGAAACTGCGGCCGATGGACGAGCAGATCAAGCTGCCGCTGCTCGATGCCGGCCAGTCGATTATCGAGTGGATCGGCGAGCGGGCCGAGGAAAGCCCGGCGCGTGCGGCCAAGCCGGCGCTGGAGCGGGTTCGGTGGGCGTTCCACAGCGTCACCGGGGCGCGGCTGGCCCGGCCTGCGTCGCGGGTGCTGTACCGGCCTATCCATCATCTGAAAGTCGCCGAGGTGTTCGCCATCGCCAAGCGCCACGGCGTGCCCTCGAATCCGCTCTACAGCCAGGGCATGAACCGCGTCGGCTGTATGCCGTGCATCATGGCCAAGAAGGGCGAGCTGCGCCAGATTGCCCGGCGGTTCCCCGAGCACATCGACCGCATCGAGGAGTGGGAGCGCATCGTCCAGTCGGTATCGCGCCGGCAGAATGCGACGTTCTTTGCCGCCAAGATGGTGCCGGGTGAAGGCGACACCCGAGCCAATATTCGCAGCGCCGTCGATTGGGCGAATACCGGACGGGGCGGCTGGAATTACGATATCGAGCACAGCATCGACGATCAGGACGCACCTGCGATCTGCGAGAGCGCCTATGGATTGTGCGAATGACGGCGGCGGCTCTCAACCGCTTTGCCTCAGAGGCCGAGATGGTCGCCACCTTCGGCGCCCTCGTTGCAGCCGATCGACCGCGCAATGGCGTCTCGAAATGGACGCTCTATCACGAGACCGCGGGCTGGGACGTGCTCGTCGTTCATGCCGAAACCGGAGTGCAGATCGGCGTCGAGGCGAAGCTATCGCTCAATGCCAAGGTCCTCGACCAAGCGTTGCCCGGCCATTCGTCTTGGCTGTCTGACGGCCCCGATTACCGGGCGGTGCTGGTGCCGGCCTATGCCTGCCAGGCGCATATGGCGTCTCTCGCCGGGCACCTCGGCATCACAATCATCAAACTCATTGACCGCGCCTATTGCGGCAAAGCGGAATGGGCTTTGAGCCGCCGCTTGCCTGACGAGGCGAGCATGTATGACACCGATTGGTTTAGCTGGCTGCCAGCCGAACGGTGCCGTCTGCCTGATTATGTCCCCGATGTCAGCGGCGGATGCGCTTCACCGTTGATGCTGACGCCGTGGAAAATCGCTGCGATTAAACTGCTCATCTTGCTCGACCGCACCGGCGCGGTGACCCGTAAAGACATGGCCGCGCTGAAACTCAGCCCGAGCCGGTTTACTGCGGCGCACTTCGGCTTTTTGGAGCGCGGTTCGGCCGGCTATGTCCGCTGCGATCGGACACCTGACCTGCGTGCTCAGCACCCGGTCAACTATGCTGAAATTGAGGCCGACTTCGCTAGCTGGGGGCCGCTGATCAGGCCAGCGGGGCTGCTATGACGATGGCGCTCCTAATACTTTGGGGGTTGGCGGCTACGGCGTGCGCGGCAGTGGGCTGGGCTCGGGCATCGCGGCGTCGGCGCGATTATCTGGCGGCGCTGGCGCTGTTCGGTTCGCTGCCCCGGCCGGTCGACAAGACGCCGCACCAGCGCGGCGCGGAGACAGCCAAGGCGAAGCGGCTTGCCGCGTCGAAGGCGCACCGGATGGCGCTGCGAGCATCGATGGAGACGACGAATGGCGGATGAACTCGACATGGCCGAGGACATCGTCGCGGCCGAACGCGACGCCGGGATTGCCCGCGTCAAGGCGAAGCTGGCGCCATCGGGTGCGACCGAGTGCGAGGATTGCGGCGACGACATCCCCGAGGGCCGGCGAGCCGCAGCCCCCTTTGCGGTGCGCTGTGCCGGGTGCCAGGCGCTGTTCGAGCGGACGCACCGGCCATGAGCGCGCGGGGCATCGGGGCGATGATGACGGGTGGTGCTGCCGAATCCGGCCGGCGCCAGGACGATTTCTATCCCACGCCATGGGAGGCGACGGCGGCGCTTGCCGAGGCCGAGGGCGAGCGGTTGCGCAGCCGGTTCATCTGGGAGCCGGCGTGCGGTGACGGCGCGATGGTGCGCGAGCTGGAGCGCAACGGCTGCCCGGTGGTCGCTGCCACCGATCTTGTCGACCGCGGCTTTGGCATCGGCGGGTGCAATTTCCTGACGACGGCGGACCCCGATGGGCGGACGGATGCGATCGTCACCAACCCGCCCTTTGCGCTGGCTGCCGACTTCATCCGGCGGGCGCTGATCGAGCTGCGGATGCCCTATGTGGCGATGCTGCTGAAATCCCAATACTGGCACGCCGACGAGCGCGTGGGGCTGTTCGAGCGGGTGCCACCCACGGCTTGGCTGCCGCTGGCCTGGCGGCTCGATTTCACCGGCGGCGGCAACCCGACGATGGATTGCGCATGGGCGGTGTGGGATGCCCGCGAGGCCGGGCGCCAGCGCTTTCGACCGCTGAGGAAGCCGGCCCTTGTCCACGCGGCTGTCGGCGACCTGTTCGCGGCGCCTGTTCCTACCAACAATATCGATGTTATGACGGAGGCTGCGGCATGAACGACTTGCCGGCACCCCTGACGCCCGCCGAATGCGATCTGCGCGGGCTCGACTATATGCCGTTCCACGGCGCCCGGCTGTATGACAGCGATTTCAACGCCCGCGCCTCCGACGCCGAATTCCGCGCGGCGATGGCGCTATGGTGGTCATCCTGGCAGCAGCTGCCCGCCGCCAGCCTGCCCGATGACGATGTGGTGCTGTGCAAGCTGGCGGACCTCGGCCGCGATGTGAAGTCGTGGAAGCGGGTGCGATCGATGGCCATGCACAATTTCGTGCTGTGCAGCGACGGGCGCTTTTACCACCGGTTCCTTGCCGGCGAGGCCATCGTCGCATGGGAGAAGCGCATGGCCGAGCGGCTGCGCAAGGCCAAATGGCGGGCGCAAAAGTCCGGCTCGGAAGGCGCACCGGAACGCGGACACGACAGTCGCGGGGACGCGGACGGAGACGGGGACATGCTACCCTTGTCCCCGCCCTGTCCCGCGCCCCGCGACGCGGTTGTCCCCGCTGACGGGAATGGACGGGACGAGACGAGAAGAAAGAAAGAAAAGACCACCCAACCGACCTTTGTGCCCCGCGCGGATTTCGAGCGGGTCGCAACCGTCGCCGGCCTGCCCGCTGCGGCATGGACGGACGCCGAGCAAGCTCGGCTGGACGGTTGGTTGGAACGAGGATTGACGATCGAGGGGGACATCGTGCCGGCGGTGCAGCGCTGGCTCAGCGACCCCAAGCACGACGGTGGGACTCACACCCTCGCCCGGTTCGATATCCCCATCGCCGACGCCGTGTCGCGCAAGCTGCTGCCCGAGAAGCCCAAGCCGGCGCCAAGGGCCAAGCCAGTCGCCCGAACCGGCGAGGGTGACGCCGAACGGGCGATCAGGGCGCGCATCCTGGCCGAGAGCGGCGAGCACCTGTCGCAGGCGTGGATTGACCCGATCGGGATGCGGCTCAACGGCGAGGCCCTGCATGTCGTCGCGCCCTCGCAGTTCCATGCCGATTGGGTGACCAACCACTTCGGTGCTGCACTGGCATCGGCAGCCCGCGCGGTGGCTGGCTCGGCGAGGCAGATCAGCGTCACGGTGGGGAGCAAGGCCGCATGAGCAAGCGTCGGCCACGCCAGCGGATGCGGGTCAAGGGGCGGCATGGGCCAGCACGCGGGCTGATCGAGCTGCCGGCAGGGTGCGAGCGGTCGCAGCTTGGCACGGCCACCGTCATCCGCCGCAAGGACAACCTCGACGAGCTGCGCCGCACCCGGCTGACCGATGCCAGGCTGGCGTCGCTGCGGCTGTACCGCGATGCGTGGGAAGCGGTGGGCCGGGACATGGGCTATCGATGCGCGCTCGATCAGACACCGCGTGGTGGCGACATCACCGGGGCACTGAGCGCTCGCATCAGGGCAGCGGCGTGGTTCGATCGGCTGCACGATGCAGTTCCGCAGCATTGCCAGCGGACGGTGGCCATGATCGTGGTGGATGGGTGGACGCTGACGGCGTGCGTCGAGGACATCGGTGGTCGGGCGACGGTGACCCGAGCGCGGCTCGTGCGCCACCTGGAGGCGGCTGCCGATGCGGTGACGGTGGTGCTCGATCAGGTCTACGGCAAAGCGCGGATGAACGTCGCGTGATGGGCTTGACGCGGGACGCGTTGGGAGGTAGTGGCCCGGTCAACTCAGCAGTTGCGCCCGGAGGTAGCCCTCGCGGGCTTTTTTTGTGTCTGCGCAGGGGGTGGGGGGAGGGTCAAAACCCCACGGCTTCGCCTTTGAAGACCGCCGCCCCCTCACCGCAAAGAGTTAGTTTTGATCTGGCCCGAATCGGCGAGGGGGTTGGCATGGCTGCCTGGCCCTACAACACGCAGCGGTGGCAGCGACTTCGGCGGCTGAAATTGCGGGCGAACCCGCTCTGCGAATACTGCCCCGGCGGGCGATTGACCGCGGCCGATACCGTCGACCATGCGACCGCGATTGCCGATGGCGGGGCACCGTTCGACCTGGCCAATCTGCGCAGCTGCTGCTCGCCGTGCCATGGCGCCAAGACGGCGCGCGGTTCCGAGGCCGGCGCGGCGCGAACGACCCGGCCTCGCAAGGGGTGCAACCCGGATGGCTCGCCGCTGGACCCTGCCCACCCTTGGGCAAAGGGCTGATCGGTGGGCCGCAGAGGCCCCGGTGCCAGGCCGCAGGCGAAGATTGTAGCGGAGGCTGAGGCGGCGGGACCACCCGAGACGCCCTGGCTCAACCCGCTGCTGTCGCGATCTGGCCGGGTCATCGCCTTCATCGAGACGCTGCCCATCACCAAGGGCATCCTCTCAGGCACGAATTATCGGCTGCTCGCCTTTCAAAAAGAGTGGCTGCGCGAGATTTACGACCCCGTCACGGCCGATGGCCGGCGGGCGGTGCGCCAGGCGCTGCTTTCGATTGCCCGCAAGAACGGCAAGACGGGGCTAATCGTCGGCATCGTCATGGCGCATCTGGTGGGACCGGAGGCCGAGGACCGCGGCGAGATTGCCAGCGCGGCGAACGACAAGGACCAAGCCGGCCTCGTGTTCGACGAGCTGGTGGCCATCATCGACGCGGTGCCATGGCTGGCAGCGATCACGAACGTCCAGTCGTTCAAGAAAACCATCGAGGTCACCGGCAATCCGCCGGGTGGCAAGGGTCGCGGTTCGACCTATGAGGCGCTCAGCTCCGACGCCAAGACCAAGCACGGCATGTCGCCGTCGCTGTGGATTTACGACGAGCTGGCGCAGTCGGCGAAGCGCGAGCTTTTCGACACGCTGCAGACGAGCCAGGGAGGCCGCGCCGAGCCGCTCGGCATCGTCATCTCGACGCAATCGCCCAAGGCCGATCATCCGATGTCGGAATTGGTCGACTATGGCGAGCAGGTTGCGGCCGGCATCGTCGATGACCCGACGTTCGTCGGCAAGGTCTATGCCTCTCCCGAGGGGTGCGATCTGCTCGACGAGGCGGCATGGGCAGCGTCGAATCCGGCGCTGGGCACGTTCCGCGACGCGACCGATCTGCGTACGCTGGCGCTCAGGGCCACCCGGCTGCCGAGTTTCGAGAGTGCATTCCGCAACCTCTACCTCAATCAGCGGGTGGATGCGGTCGAGCGGGCCATTGCCTCGAACGATTGGGATGCCTGCAACGGGCTGGTGGAGCTTGATGACCTGATCGGACTGCCCTGTTACGGGGCGCTCGATCTGGGCTCGGTCAGCGATCTGACGGCCTTCACGCTGTTCTGGCCCGACGTTCATGCGTCGTGGACATGGCAGTGGGTGCCCAAGGTCCGCATCCGGGAGCGGGTCGAGAAGGACCGCGTCCCCTACGACGTGTGGGTGAAGGACGGCAACATCATCGCCACGCCGGGCCGGGCGCGCGACGATACCGCCATCATCCGCAAGCTCGTCGAGGTCTGCGGCCGGTTCGATGTCCGCGAGATCGGCTATGACCGCTGGCGGATCGAGGACCTAAAAAAGAAGCTCGAAGACGAGGGCGTGACGGACATCCCGCTCGTCGAGCACGGCCAGGGCTTCAAGGACATGGCGCCGGCCTGGGATGCGTTCGAGACCGAGCTGCTGGAGGCCAAGCTGCAACATGGGGGCAACCCGGTGATGCGCTGGCAGGCGTCGAACTGCGTGGTCCAGAAGGACGAGGCGGGCAACCGCAAACCGGACAAGCGCCGGTCGAATGACAAGATCGACGGCATCGTGACGCTGGTGATGGCCATCGGAATGTCCGCACGAGCGAAGGTGGGAGAGACCGGCGATGTTGGATTTGCCTTCGCGTGACGCCGACTGATGGGCTGGCTCGATTTCCTTTCCCGCCGATCGGCGCCGCCAGTGCCCCGCGGTTTCGAGGAGGTGATGGCCAGGCTGGACGGCATCTATGGCAATCAGGTTGCCGGCGTCTCGGTCTCGGTCGAATCGGCCATGCAGGTTTCGGCTGTGTGGGCGTGCGTGAAGGCCATCGCCAATGGCTGCGCAACGCCCGCCCTGCACATCTACCGCGAGCTGCCGGATGGGCGCCGGCAACTGGCAACCGACGCTCCCGAGTATCGGCTGCTCAATCGCCGGCCGAACGAGTGGCAGACGAGCATCGAGTTTCGGCGGACGATGACGATGCACGCCGCGCTGACCGGCAACGCGCTGGCGGTCAAGGTCATGGCTGGCAATCGCGTGCTGGAGCTAATTCCGGTCAAGCCGGGAAACTTCACCATCGATCGGGTCTCCCGCTACGATGTGCAGTACCGGGTGGCCGACGAATATGGGCTGGTGGGGGTGTTCGGCCCCAAGGACGTGCTGCATCTGCCGAACTGGCAGTGGGATGCGATCAAGGGCATCAACGCGGTTGGCATCGCGGCCTCGGCGGTCGGGCTGTCCATCGCATCGGAGCGGACGCAGGCCACGCTGCATGAAAACGGCGGGCGCCCATCGGGGCTGCTGTCGACCGAGCAGCAGCTCAACCCGGAAAAGCTCGAACGACTGCGCGACGCCTGGCGCGCTTGGCAGGTCTCGAACCGCAACGGCACGGCCATCCTCGACCACGGCATGAGATACACCCCGCTGGCGATGACGGGGGTGGACTCGCAGCACATGGAACTGCGTCGGTTTCAGGTCGAGGAGGTCTGCCGGGCCTTCGATGTTTTCCCGATCATGATCGGCCATTCGGACAAGACCGCGACCTTCGCTTCGTCGGAAGCATTCTTCGCCGCGCACCTCAAGCACACGCTCGGCCCCTGGCATCAGACGTGGATTCAGCGGCTGGACGAGTTCGTTCTCGACGGCCGCGGGCCGCTCTTTGCCGAATTCGACACGCGGTATCTCGTCAGCGGTTCGATGAAGGACCGCGCCGCATGGGCGCGCACCATGGCCGAGATGGGCATCTACACCCGCAATGAGCTGCGTGACGAGGAAGGCAAGGACCCTCTCGACGGGCTCGACGAACCTCTGACGCCGATGAACATGACGGGCGCCGGCCCGAAGGGAGACATGACCGATGACGAATCCGGTGCCTGATCTGGAGCGGCGCTCGGCCCCGAGCAACGGGCGTCACGCCTGCAAGTTCGAACTGCGGGCAATGAACGACGATGGCACCGTCGAAGGCTATGGCTCGGTGTTCGGTAACAGCGACGCCTATGACGATGTCATCATCCCCGGCGCTTTCGCGGTGTCCCTCGCAGCGCACAAGGCAGCCGGCACCAACCCGGCGATGCTCTGGCAGCACGATACTGCCGCGCCGATCGGCGTATGGACCGAGATGCGCGAGGACCCGAAGGGGCTGTTCGTCAAGGGCCGGCTGGCTCTCGATACCGTGCGCGGCAAGGAAGCCCATTCGCTGATGAAGATGGGCGCCCTCAATGGGTTGTCGATCGGCTTCAAGGGCAAGCAGTGGCTGTACGACAAAGGGTCGGACATCCGCATCCTCAGCGAAATCGACCTTTGGGAAGTCTCGCTGGTGACCTTCCCCGCCAACACCCTGGCCCGCGTTACCGGCGTCAAGGCTGCTGATTTCGAAGGCATCAACACCATTCGCGAGGTGGAACGGAAACTGCGGGAGGCAGGCGTTCCCCAGCAAACTGCCGTGGCGGCGATTGCCACGGTCAAGCGCATTGCAGCCGCGGAGCGGGACGCTCGGGAAGCAGTCGCACAAGCCTCCAAGGCAGCCGAACGGCTGCTTTCATCCCTCAGCTAGAAGGACTCCCCATGTTCATCAAGAACAACGACTTCGCCGCATTCCGCGCGAAGCTGCTCGCCGCTGGCGGGATCTACGAAACCCGCGACGCGCCCGACTTCACCAAGCTGGCCGAGACGATCGACAAGATCGGCACCACCTTCGAGGAGTACAAGGCGACCAACGACAAGCGCCTGGCGGAAATCAAGGCCACCGGCTCGGCTGACCCCGTCACCGAGGCGAAGCTCGCCAAGCTCGACGCCGAACTCGACGGCCTCGGCGATATCAAGAAGCGGCTCGATGCCGTCGAGCTGCGCGCCAATCGTCCCGGCGGCAGCGGTGACCGCAAGGAAACCGAGACGCAGGAAGCCTCCGACTATAAGTCGGCCTGGCTCGACTGGGTTCGTGCCCCGCGCGATCAGGCCCGCGAGGCGCGCGTGCACCAGGCGGTGAAAGCCCTCGAAACCCGCGCCCGCGCTGGTGGCGAGCTGGAGCGCCGCGCTGCACAGGTGGTCACGTCGACCGGCTCGGCTGGCGGTTTCGCACTGCCCGAGCAGATTGCGACGATGATCGACCGGCTCGTGGCGGAAATCTCGCCCATCCGCGAAATCGCTCGGGTCGTGACGGTCGGGACGCCCGACTACAAGGAGCTCATCGATGTCGGCGGCGCCGCGTTCGAGTGGGTGGGTGAAGGTGGTGCCCGTTCGCAGACCAACACGCCCGACCTGGCCGAGATTGCGCCGACGTTCGGCACCGCATCGGCCCGGCCCCGCGCATCCGAGGAGTCGCTCGACGATCTGTTCTTCAACGTCGAATCGTGGCTGATCGAAAGCGCGGCGGAAGCCATCGCTGCCGGTGAAGGTGCGGCGTTCGTCAGCGGCACCGGTGTCAACCGCCCGACCGGCTTCCTCGCCGGCCCGGCTCCGGTGGTCACCGGCGACCCGGCGCGCGCCTTCGGCACCCTGCAGTATGTGCCGTCGCTCGTCGCGGCAGCGATGCCGGCCAACCCTGACCCCCTCGTCGACATGGTCTATGCCCTGCGTGCGCGCTACCGCGCCAACGCCCGCTGGGTTGCTGCCAAGTCGGTGCTTGCCACCATGCGCAAGTACAAGGACACGACCGGGCAGTACCTGTGGCAGCCGTCGCTTGCCGCCGGTCAACCGGAAGCGTTCATGGGCTATGGTGTGACCGAAGCCGAGGATATGCCGGCGGTCGCGGCGAACAGCTTCTCGGTGGCGTTCGGCGACTTCAATCAGGGTTACCTGATTGCCGATCGTGTCGGGCTGCGGATGACGCGGGACGAAATCACCCTGCCGGGCTTCGTCCAGTTCTACATCCGCAAGCGCGTCGGCGGGCGTCTGCGCAACACGCAGGCCATCAAGCTGCTGCGCTGCTCGGTCGCCTGATCGATCGGAACGAAGGGAGGGCGGTGCCTATGGGCGCCGCCCTCTTTGCTCTGGCTGCGAGGACTGACGGATGAAACTCCGCCGCACCGTCGACGCAGCCGGCCCGGCCGTGCCGACCACCTCGGTGCTCGAACACCTGCGCGTCGGCAACGACCCGGATGACCTGCTGCACATCAGCGGGCTGATCGGTGCGGCGACCCGGACGGTTGAGAACATGCTCGGCATTGCGCTGATTACGCAGGGCTGGGAACTAACCCTTGATGCCTGGCCCGACTGCGGCCCCATCATCCTGCGGCGCCCGCCGATTATCAGCATCACCGAAGTGCGCTACATCAGCACTGCCGGTGTCTCGACCGTCCTGGCGCCCGCCATGTATTTTCTGGACGCAGCCGCCTCGCCAGCGCGCTTGGCCCCGTCCTTCGGCAACTTGTGGCCTGAAACCCGCGAGCAGATGGCCGCAATCAAGATCACGTTTCAGGCCGGCTATGGCAGCAGTTGGAACGATGTTCCCGAGTCCGCCAGGCTCGCGATCATGCTGCTCGTCGCGCACTGGTATGAAAACCGCGAGGCAGTGAACGTCGGCAACATTGTGACGCCGCTGCCCTTCGCGGTCGACGCGCTCCTCGATGAATGCAGGACGCGGCTGTATGAGTAACAACCACGTCAAGGACCCGGCGGCGATCCTCGATTATGCCGTCGACTGGCTCGGCGGGGGCAATGGCTATCTGGCGCGGACGACGCCGCCGCTGACCATTGCCGCATCGGTCTTCACCATCACGCCCGTCGAGGCCGGCGGGCTGGTGGCGAGCAACGAGACGTTCGACGCCAGCAAGACCACTCTGCGCATTTCGGGCGGCGTCGTCGGGCACATCTACCAGATCACCAACCGCATCACCGCGAGCAACGGCACGACCGATGAACGGTCGTTCCTCATCCGCGTCGAAAACCGCTGAGGAGTTCCCAATGGGCAAGTTTGCCAGCACCGCCGTCATCGACGGCTCGCTCAATGTCGTCGCCTCCGCCACCCTGATGGTGGTGACGAACGGCCAGCCCGCCAGCTATGCCGCTGCACAGGCCGGCAAGCTGGTGGAAAGCGCCATGGTGGGCGGCGACTTCGCTCTTGCTGCCGGCGACGTGAGCGGGCGCAAAGTTACCATCGCGGCCAAAAGCGGCCTCGCCGTGCTCGCCGATGGCACGGGAAATCACGTGTCGCTGCTCGACGTTGCAGGCACCCGGTTGCTCTACGTCACCACCTGCCCCGATCAGGCCCTCGTCAGCGGCGGCACGGTCAGCATCGCCAGCTGGGCAGTCGAGATCGGCGACCCGGTCTGAGGCCGGGAAGCGTGCCCAAGCGCATACCCAAAGCCATTGCAACCGCGCGGCCGGGGGGCCGCATTCAGCCGCGCATCCGCTTACTCGATGGCGGGATGCAGCTTGTCGATGTCGCCACCGATGAAGGCCCGCTCGGCTGGCTGGCCAATCGTGGCATGATCAGCTGGCGCCAGTTCGAGGCGGGTGACCGGCTGCGGAATGATTACACCCGCGCGGCGCTCGGCCCGCAGGTGACCATGAACTGGAACGCGGTGCCGGGCAGCACGGTGGCCAAGGGGGCGCCCCGGCCGATGCACGCCACCGAGACGCAGATGAGCGCCAGGGCGCGGTTCGACGCCGCCTGCGAGGCCGTAGGGCGCGGCCTCGTCGATGTGCTGTGGCGCTCGGTCTGCAATGGCGAGGGCCTTGTCGAAGTCGAACGCGCGCTGGGCTGGCCGAACCGGTCTGGCAAGGTGGTGCTGTGCATCGCGCTCGATCGGCTCGCGGATTTCTATCGACTGCCGGAGGGTGACCATGACTGACACGCTGCTGACCGAAACCGCTGCCGCCACGGCGTTCCGCCCGTTCGCCGACCTGGCAGAGCTGCTGCTGCGCACGATGCCCGCCGGGCTCGAACTCGTCGTCTATGAAATCGACGAATGGGCATCGATGGGCGCCGTGGCGCAGCTGCACCGCGTGCGCCTGCAGGTGACGCCGGGCCGGATGGACGATCTGGCAGCGCTCGCCGGGCGGCTGGAAGGCTGCACGATCGGCGGTGCGACCATCCTGGAGGCAGAAGCCGAAGACCTCGGTGGCAACATCGCCGTCGTCCACGCGCTGACCACGGACTGACCTGTGCGGATTGGGCAACTCGACCGGCGGCTGACGCTGCTGTCGAGGACCATCACGCGCGGCACCGGCGGTGAAGCGCTGGAGGCATTCGTCGAGGTCGCGACGGTGTGGGCGTCGCGGCTGCCGCTGACGGCGCGGGAAATCGAGCGCGAAGCGATCATGCAGGCGCAGGCGGAGGTCAAGTTCAAGGTGCGCTGGCGCGGCGATGTGAAAGCCGAGTGGCGGGCACAGTGCGACGGCCTGACCTACGACATCACCGGGATCGAGGAGCTTGGCCGCAAGGCCGGGCTTCACCTGTTTGCAAAGGCGGCGGTGCAATGAGCTTCGCTGTCCGCACCCGGCTGGAGGGACTCGCCGAATTGAAGGCCAATCTCGCCGCGCTCGGTGACGAGGTTGCCACCAAGGTGGGGAACAAGGCCAACCGCGAGGCGGCGAAGGTCGTGGCCGGGGTCATCAAATCGGTGGCGCCGCGGGGCACCGGCAGCACGGTGCGGCGCCGCAGGCTGAAAAGCGGCGCGGTGACCATCGCCGACTATGGCCGGCTCGTCGACAACATCAAGGTGCGCAAGGCCCGCGCCCGCAGCGAGAACACGATCACGTTCAACATCTCGACCGGCAAGGCATTCTGGGGGCTGTTTCAGGAGTTCGGCACCGTCAACATGCCGGCCCGGCCGTGGATGCGCCCGGCCTTCGATGCCGCTGCCGATGTCGGGCTGAAAATTCAGATTGCCGAGCTGGAGCGCGGGATCGAGCGAGCGGCGAAGAAACTCCGCAAGTTCGGGCCGGTGCTGCCCAACGGGCGGAACGCATGACGGTCGCGCCGACGCTCGACGATGCGCTGTTCGACCGGCTGACCACTGGCCCAATGACGGCGCTGATTGCCGATCGGGTCTATCCCGTCGTCGCCCCGCAGAACGTCGCCTATCCGTGCATCACCTGGCAGCGCATCAGCCGCACCGATGTGCGCTCGCTGCAAGGCCCCTCTGGCTATGCCGATGTCCGCGTCCAGGTGGATTGCTGGGCACTGACCTACACCGCCGTCCGCCAGCTGGCGAAGGCGGCGCGGCAGCGGCTCGATGGCTGGGACAACGACGGGCAGCCGGTTGCCGACTGCGCCATCGACAGCGAGCGCGACCTTTACGACCCCACCGCAGAGCCGAGGCTGCACCGCACCACCTTGGATTTCATCATCACCGAAACGGAGTAACGCCCATGCCTCTCAATGCGAACATCATCGTCGGGGTCACCGGCGACTATACCGCCGCGTCGGGCCTCAGCACGCCCACGGACAGCCTGGCGCTGCGCTATGTCACGGCGCTGACCGATGGCACCGGCCCCAATCAGGCGAACCGCCGGTGGGTCTCGCAGCGCACCCTCGCCGCGTCGGCGTCGGAAAGCATCGACCTGTCGGGCGTCCTCGTCGATGCCTTCGGCGCGGTGCTCGCCTTCACGGCAATCAAGGCCATCCTGATCGTCGCCGCCGCCGGCAACACCAACGATGTCATCGTCGGCAACGCCGCCAGCAATCAGTTCCTGGGACCGTTCGGCGCCGCTGTTCACACCGCCGCGGTTCGCCCCGGCGGCGAGCTGCTGTTTGTCGCGCCCGCCACTGGCTGGCCCGTCGTGGCCGGCACCGGGGATCTGCTGCGCATCCTCAACGGCGGCGCCGGCACCCCGGTGACCTACGACATCACCCTTATCGGCATCGGCTGATCGGGCCTGCGAAACCCTCAATCTGACAGGAGACCAAGATGGCCAATCCATCCCGCGCGGTGGCGTCGAAGAAGTCCGTGCTGCTGCGCGGCAATGGGGGCAGCCCCGAGGTGTTCACGCTCGTCGGGGAAATCCGCGACATTGCCGGGCCGGATGGCTCGACGGGCCTGATCGAGGTCACCACCCTCGAATCCGACGCCAAGGAGTACATCGCCGATCTGCCCGACTTCGGTAACGTCTCGTTGCAGATGAACCTCGACGAGGCCGATGCGCAGCAGGTGGGGCTTGAGAGCGACTTCTATGCGCAGACCCGCCGCAACTTCCGCATCCGGCTGTCGACGCCTTTGCAGAAGACGCTCAGCTTCACCGCGTTCGTCACCGCCTTCCAATATGGTGCCCGCGTCGGCAGCCAGATCACGGCGAACGCGACGTTGAAGATCACCGGCGCGGTGACCCGCTCGTGACGGTCCTCGGCCGCGACGCCATCCTTGGGGCGCACGACCTTCCCACCAAGGACGTGCCGGTGCCGGAGTGGGGTGGAACCGTCCGCATCCGCTCCCTCACCGCGCGCGACCGCGATGCGCTGGAGACGGCGGTCTACCAGGCGCGGCAGGACGGGCTCGTGGCGCCCGACAATGTCCGCGCCCGCTACGCCTCGGCGTGCATCGTCGGCGAGGACGGCAAGCCGTTGTTCACCGAGGAGGACATCGTCGCGCTTGGGGGCAAGAGCGCGGCGGCGCTGGGCCGGGTCTATGACGCCGTGCTCAGCTTCAACGCCATCGCCGAGGGCGATGTCGAGGAGCTGGCGGGAAACTGACGCGCCGGCCCGGCCGGCGATTCCTGTTCCGCCTGGCGCTGGCGATGGGGCGCACCGTCGCCGAGCTGCAATCGGTGCTGTCCTCGGCTGAGCTGACCGAATGGATGGCCTACAGCTTGGTCGAACCGTTCGGTCAGCCGCGCGCCGATGATGCCGCCCGGTTGCTCGCATCGCTGGCGGTCAACGCCGCATCGAGCAGCGGGCAGCCGGCGACGCCCGCCGACTTCCTGAAAACATGGGAACCGCCGGTCGAGGATGACGACGTGGCGAGCAAGCTGCTCGGGTGGTTCGATCGATACGACGAGATGAGGGAGGCAAGCTGATGGCACAAGTTGGCAGCCTCTACACCTCGCTGACGCTCGAATCGTCGTCGTTCATCTCGAACATGAAAAAGGCGGCGGATGCGGCGGACCGCGGCGTCGGGCAGATCGACAAGGCGTTCGGCGTGCTCAAGGGCGCCGCCGCCGGCCTCGTCGCCGGTATCGGGATCGATGCCGTTGTCGGCGTTGTCAATCGCGGGCTCGAATATGCGTCCTCGCTCGGCGAGGTCTCGCAGCAGCTGGGCGTGACGACGAAGGACCTCCAGGTGTTTCGCTATGCGGCGACGCAGGTGGGCATCGATCAGGAGACGATGGACAAGGGCCTCGCCAAGCTGACCAAGACGCTCGGCGATGCCAAGCTGGGCAGCACCTCGGCGACGGCAGCGTTCGGCCAGTTGGGCATCTCGCAGGCGCAGATTGCCAAGCTCGACACCGGCGAAGCGATCAGGCTCATCGCCGAGCGGCTGGCCAAGGTCGAGGACCCGGCGAAGCGCGCTGCCATCGAGGTCGATCTGTTCGGCAAGGCCGGGCAGAAGCTCGACACGCTGCTCGCCGGGGGGCGCAGCGCCGTCGACGAACTGGCCACCTCTGCCGAAAAGCTCGGCGTCGTTCTGTCCGACGAGAACATCCAAAAGGCCGATGAGACTGCCGACAAGCTGTCGGCGATGAAGACGGTTCTTGAGGCCAAGATTGCCACGACGGTGGCCGAGAACGCCGACAGCATCCTCTACCTGGCTGACGCCGTGTTCAACCTCACCGATGCGATGTTGAAGGGCTTGCCCGCCGCCGGCCGCTACTATGCCGGCCTCGCCAAGGTCTACAAGGAGGACGGGTTTTTCGCAGGGTTGCAGGAGACGTTCTTCGGCACGCCCGAGAGTAACCAGAACACGATGGCGCGCGGCGCTGCCGATGGCAGTTTCCGGATGAAGGGCGTCACCGGCGCCACATCGTTCGCAGCGCTGGATGCCCGGAATGCCGCCAGGCCCGACCGCCCCGTCCTCGGCAGCAGCAAGCCCTCGCGCTCTCGCAGCGGCGCCGGCAGCAAGACGCCCGAGGACATCTACAAGGGCCTCAGCGCCAGCGATGTCCGCATGGGCGGGCTCGACACGCTGCAGGACGTGCTCGGCCGCGACGGTGGCATCTCGCAGGGCCTCAAGGACATCGTCGACAGCAGCTACGACTTCGGCAAGCAGCTCCAGGACATCAAGGTCACTGCGATCGAAATCCCCAAGATCGATGTCATCACGCCCGATCTGCTCGACCGGGCTCAGCGGTTCGGCGAAGGACTGGCAGAGGACCTGGGCAACGCCGTCGCCTATGGCCGCTCGCTCGGCGACGTGCTCGTCTACAGCCTCCGTTCGGCGGGCGCCGAGCTGATTTCCTCCGGGCTCAAGTCCCTGTTCAACGGCGACGGCGGCAGCAGCTCGGGCGGTGGGTTGTTCGGTGCGGCGGCATCGTTCCTCGGCGGGCTGTTCGGCGGCGGCAAGGCCATCGGTGGCCCGGTGCAGCCCGGCCTTGCCTATCTCGTCGGCGAGAAAGGCCCCGAGATGTTTATGCCGAACGGCGCCGGCACCATCGCCACGGCCAGCGCGACGCGCGCCATGGGCTCGGGCGTCGTCATCAACTTCAACGGTCCGGTCTCCAACCCGCGCCAGGTGCGCCTTGCCGGCAGCCAGGCGGCGGCACGGCTCGCGCGGGCCAGCGCTGGCGGGAGGCGCGGCCTGTGAGCTTCGACGATATCGCCTTTCCGGTGCGCCTCGCGCTCGGCAGCAGTGGGGGCCCATCGTTCTCGACCGATGTTGTCGAGGTGGCCTCGGGCTATGAGAGCCGCAACCGCAACTGGTCAAAGGCGCGGCTGTCGTTCGATGTCGGCTCGCGCACGGTCGAGCTTGCCGAATGGGAGCTGCTGCGCGATTTCTTCTATGCGCGCGGCGGCAAGGCCCGCGGCTTCCGCTATCCCGACCCGCTCGACTTCAAGAGCTGCGCCGCCTCGGCTGTGCCCACCGCGCTCGATCAGCCGATCGGCACCGGCGACGGCGCGAACATGGTCTTTCAGCTGACCCGCCGCTACGTCTCGGGCGCCGTCACGCACAGCCGCACCATCACCCGGCCGCGCGCCGGCAGCGTCCTCGTCGCCCGCGCTGGCGTCCAGGTCTTCTCGGGCTTCACCGTCGATGCCACCACCGGCCGCATCACCTTCGCCACGCCGCCGGCCTTTGGCATCGCGGTGACCGCCGGCTTCCTGTTCGACGTGCCGGTGCGCTTCGATACCGACAGCCTGGCGCCCACCGCCGTCAACAAGCGCACGGTGATGTTGCCGGAAATCCCGTTGATCGAGGTGCGCGAATGAGCCGCCTCACCCGCGCGCCGCTGGCCAGCGAAGCCAACGCCACCATCCGCCGGTTCGAGCCGGCCTATTGGACGGTCGACTTCGGTATCGAGATGATGGCCACCGTCGTCACCACCGGCCCGGATGCGCTGCGGATGCGCGCGCTGTTCCGCACCAATCAGGATCTGATGGGGCTGATCTGGGCTGTCGAGGACAAGACCGATCACGCCATGTTCGCCTATCCCCGCCGCCGCGACTGGCGCGGGGTGACGGTCTCGTTCGATTGGGCATCGTCGGGCATCCGATCGATGGAGCGGCTGCAATCGGTGACGCTGACGGTCGAGACCTATTCGAACGGCGTCCACTACATCCGCATCTGGAATTACAAGACGAGCGGCACGCCGTCCGCCTGCTCGATCAGCATGACCTTGGGGCCGGGCACCAGGAGCGGCTACGCCTCGGACACCGATGTGCCCTGGCACGATGTCAAGCGGCTGTTCATCTCGCTCCAGCCCGCCGCCGCCGGGCGCGGCAACTGCACGCTGTCGGCGAACGCCAGTGCCGGCGCGTCCTCGGTGCAGCTGAGCGTCGGCGACGCCGGGCCGATCGTGCCGGGCGATCAGCTGTTCCTGCTCGCGGCGCGCGATCCGTTCACGGTGACGACGACGACGAGCGGCGCGACGCAGACCATCGGTATCACCCCGCCGCTGCCGGCCGCAGCAGTGGCCGGGACCGAGGCCTATGTGCAGACCGCGACGAAACAGCAGATCGGCGAGCAGGCTGCCGAGGTCACCATCAGCAACCTTTCCGTGACCGGCGCCAACGCGACGCTGCCGATTCGGACGACGCCGCTGCCGGCGCACGAGCTGGCGATGACCGATGGCTTCGACAACGCCTATCCGCTGACGCCCGAGCGCATCGTCGAGCAGGTCCATCGGCTCGGATATCGCGGGCAGTACGTCCTCTACATGGGCATCTCGAAATTCCACGCCCTCAGCTGGAATGCCGGCGAGAGCCGCTATGTCGTCGACCCGGCCAAGCCCGTCCTGAATGCGCCGGCCGCGCAATGGCTGGCCGATTTTTTCACCCGGCTGCACGCCAAGGGCTTCACCATCATCCCCTCGGTCAGCTTCGAAATCCTCAATTCGATCATGCCCACCGCGTGGAAACAGCGCGACTATGCGGGCAATGAGGCGCGCACCGGGTGGAACCCGCCGTCATCGCTGGCAGCGCCCACCAACACCGCCGCGCTGGCCTATTTCCGCGACGTGTTCCTGGCGGCGCTGGCGCAACTGCCGGGCGGCGCTGCCAAGCATTTCCAGATCGGCGAGCCGTGGTGGTGGGATGGCAGTTTCGGCAGCCGCGCCCCGCACATCTATGACGCGGTGACGCAAGCCGCCTATGTCGCGGCGGTGGGCGCGGTGCCGACGCCGTTCCTGACGACGGTCGATGCGCAACCGGCGGCGCAGCACCTGCCCTATCTGACCTGGCTGCGCGACCGGCTCGGCGCCGCGACCACCTATCTGACGACGCAGGTCAAGGCGGTGCATCCGACCGCCACCAGCTATCTGCTGATCTTCACGCCGCAGCTGCTCTCGACGGTCGCGCCGATGCTCTACACGCTCAATTTCCCGAGCGCGGCATGGGCGTCGCCGGCCTTCGATATCCTCCAGATCGAGGACTATGATTGGGTGGCGGAGGCGGCGTTCGAGAAGCTGCCGCTGACATGGATGCTGGCACAGACGGTGCTCGGCTATCCGCTCAACAAGATCGAATACTTCGGCGGCTTCGCGCTCCTCCCCACCGATGCCTATGTCTGGGAACACACCGATTATGCGCTGTCGCTCGCCGCAGCGCGGGCACCGAAACAGCTCTATGTGTGGTCGCGCGAGCAGGTCTGGCGCGATGGCTGGACCTATGGCCGGCTCGAATGGATGCTGTTCCCCGAACAGACCAACCTTGCGCAGCTGTGGCGGATCGAGCGGCTCGACGGCGTCGTCAAAGCCTACACCAGCCACGACCTGCCGCTGACTGTCGACGGCACCACCTATCAGCCGGCGGGCGGGTTCGACGCCACGGCGTTTGTCGCGGATGCCGAGATGGGCGTCCCCGATCTGGAGGTTGTCGGCGCCATCGCGTCCGATGATCTGTCGGCGGCGGACCTGCTCGCCGGGGTCTATGACGGAGCGGCGTTCGAGGCATCGGCGTGCGACTGGACCAATGTTGCCGGCGGGCGGCTGATCTTGCGCAAGGGCTGGCTGGGCACCGTCAGCCAGGCGGGCTCGGCATTTCAGGCCGAGATGCGCGGGCTGGCGCAGCGACTGCAAACGCCCATCATCGAGAGCTTCACGCCCGAGTGCCGCGCCGATCTTGGCGACGCGCGCTGCAAGGTGGTGCTCTCGACGTATGCCGTGGCGGCGACGGTGACCGCGCTGACCGAGGGCACGCTCGGCGCGACCGCCGATTTCCGCCGGCTGTTCGCAGGCGCGCTGACGCAGGCCGATGGCTATTTCGATTATGGCATCATCACCTTCACCAGCGGCGCCAGCACGGGCCGATCGATGGAGGTGGCGCGCTGGGCCGGCGGGCGCATCGACCTCTTCGAACCGCTCAATCTGGGCTTTGCTGTCGGCGACAGTTTCACCATCACGCCCGGCTGCGACAAGCGCCTGACCACCTGCTCGGGCAAGTTCGGCAACGTCGTCAACTTTCGCGGTGAGCCGCACGTCCCCGGCCAGGACGCCGTGTTGAAGTACCCCGATGCCAAGTCCTGATGCCATCATGGCTGCGGCGCGCGGCTGGCTCGGCACGCCCTGGCACCACCAAGGCCGAGTGAAGCATGTCGGCGTCGACTGCATCGGGCTTGTCGTCGGCGTCGCGCTGGAGCTTGGCCTCGCCGTCGAGGACCGCACCGATTATGGCCGCGAGCCCGAGGCCGATATCTTGCTCGAAAGCCTGCACCTGCACTGCGAGCAGGTCGAGGAATGGCAGCCGGGCGACGTGCTGCTGTTCGCCATCAGCGGGCCGCGTGCGCGCCATGTCGGCATCGCCACCGATATCGGCATGATCCACGCCCATGCCGCCGCGCGCCGCGTCGTCGAGCACGGCCTCGATGAGACATGGCGCGACCGCATCATCGGCGCCTGGCGCTTGCCGGAGACCGTCTGATGGCATCGCTTGTCCTTGGCACCGTGGGCCGCATCTTCGGCGGGCCGATCGGCGGATTGATCGGTGCCGCCGCTGGCAGCCTGATCGACAACGCGCTGTTCACGCCCACTATCCGCACCGAAGGCCCGCGCCTGTCGGACCTCAGCGTGCAGACCTCGACCTATGGCAGCGCCGTGCCCCGGCTCTATGGTCCCGAGAACCGCATTGCCGGCAACGTCATCTGGTCAAGCGGGCTGCGCGAGACCAAGACCACGGAGCGCTCCGGCGGCAAGGGCACCGGCGGCGCCAAGACCTCGACCACCAGCTACACCTATGCCGTCGATGTGGCACTGGCGCTGTGTGCCGGCCCGATCAGCGGCGTCGGCCGCATCTGGGCTGACAGCAAGATATTCCGCGAGGCCGATGGCACGCAGAAGCAAGCGACCGCCGTCCGCATCTACACCGGCACCGAGACGCAGCTGCCCGACAGCCTTATCCAGGCGGCGGTGGGGGTGGCGAACACGCCGGCCCATCGCGGCATGGCCTATGTCGTCATCGAGAATTTGCAGCTGGCGGACTTCGGCAACCGGCTGCCCTTTCTCCAGTTCGAGGTCATCGCGCAAGACGCCTGCACCGTCGAGACGATCATCACGGATCTGTGCGCCGTCTCGGGCCTCGCCGATGTCGACGCCGCCGATTGCGCCGAGTTCAACGTGCGTGGCTTTGCGATCGGCCGGCAGAGCAGCGCCCGCGATGCCTTGCAGCCGCTGCGCGAGGCGTTCCTGTTCGATGCCGTCGAGGACCGCGGGCTGCTGCGCTTTGGCCCGAGCGATGGCGCCCCGGTGGCGAACATCAAGGCGGGCAGTCTGGCCGCGCATCTGACCGGCACCGAACGGCCGAACGTCTATGAAGCGGCGCGCACCGGCCCGGCCGAGCTGCCGCGCGAGATCGTCGTCAGCCATTCCGACCCGGCGCGCGATTACCAGACCAACAGCCAGCGCGCCCGCCGGCAGACTGGCGCCGCCACCGCATCGACGACGCTGGAAATGCCGCTGGTGATGGACGCCGCCGATGCCAAGCTGCTCGCCGAACGCTCGCTGGCCACGGCATGGAGCCGGCGCACCCGCTTCACGGTTTCGCTGCCGCTGCGGTGGATGACGCTGGAGCCGGGATCGAAGCCGCTGCTGCCGCTCGACAACGGCAAGGTGCGGGCGGCGCGAATCGTCCGCAAGACGCTGCGCTTCCCGCAGACCGTCGAGCTGGAATGCGAGGCCGATGGCGTGGCGACGGTGCCCTCGTCGGCGGCGGCGGCTATCACCCCGGTGCCGCCGCAGGAGGTGCAGCTGCCCGGCGTCGCCAACTATGCGCTGATGGATATCCCGCTGCTGCGCGATGCCGACGACGGCCCCGGCTTCTATGCAGCGGCAGCAGGGTTTCAGGCCGGCTACATCGGGGCGTCGCTTTTCCGCTCGACCGATGGCGGCGTCAACTACGACCGCTTTCAGGAACTCGCCGAGATTGCCACGCTGGGCACCGCCTCGACCGCGCTGGTGGCGAATGCGGACCCCGAGCTTTGGGACGAGCGCAGCGTCGTCACGGTGGCGCTGCTGCGCGCCGACGACACGCTGTCGAGCGTCACCACGGACGATGTGCTGAATGGCGCCAATGCGGCGCTGATCGGTGACGAGGTGGTCCAGTTCCGCACCGCCACCCTGACCGCGCCGCAGACCTATCAGCTGAGCGGCTTCCTTCGGGGACGCAAGGGCACCGAGGAGCGGATTTCCGCTGCGGCTGCCGGCGTGCGGTTCGTGCTGCTGAGCGGCGCGGGCATTGTCCGCACGCCGCAGACGCTGGCCGATATCGGGGTGCCGCGCAGCTGGAAAGCCGTCTCGATCGGCACCGAGGTTGCGGCAGCGGTTGCCTTCCCGTTCACCGATGCCGGCCGCTCGCTGCAACCGCTGGCCCCGGTGCTGCTCGCCGGCACCCGCAACGGCGGCGGTGACCTGGCCATCAGCTGGGTACGACGGACGCGGCTCGATGCCAGCTGGCGCGACAACGTCGATGCGCCGGTGGGCGAGGACGCCGAGTCCTATCAGGTCGACATCATGAACGGCGGCACGGTGGTCCGCACCATCGCCAGCACCACGCCGGCCGCAACCTATCTCGCCACCGAACAGGTCGCAGACTTCGGCTCGGCACAGGCGAGCATCGCGATCCGCATCTACCAGATGAGCGCCCGCATCGGCCGCGGCTTGCAGGCCGGCGCTACCCTTTAAGGAGAGACCACCATGCCGACTCCGCGCCTGGCATTGCCGACGCTGTCCGAAACGCAGGCGCAAAAGGCCGTCACCCACAACGAGGCGCTGACCGCGCTCGATGCGCTGGTGATGCCCGCCATCATCAACCCGACGACGACGGCGCCGCCGGGCTCGCCGGCCCTTGGGGACACCTATCTCGTCGCCACCGGCGCGACCGGCGCATGGGTGGGCAAGGCCGGGCAGCTCGCCACCTGGACGGGCGGTGGCTGGCGCTTCGCCATCCCGCGCGAAGGCTTCGCGGTGTGGGACAACTTCAACGACCGGATGCTGCGGTTCGATGGCAGCGCATGGGTCATCGCGGTGTGGCTGGCCAGCGACAGCGGCTATGTCGGCATCCGGTCCGAGGACGGCGCCTATCGCATCCGCGCCGGCAAGCTGGCGAGCGACAACCGCATCATCATCGATCTGTACGACGCGGCCGGCGCATCGAGCGTGGTCATCCGCGACAGCGGCGGGGTCGATGTCTTCTCGATCGATAGCGACGGCCGGGTGATTGCGCCTGGCCTCCCGACCACCAATCCCGGCGCCGGCAGCAACCGCCTCTGGGTCAATGCCGGCGTCGTGACGCGCGCCTGAAACCGGGGGACAGCATGGCACCAAATCACAGCACGTCGGCACAGCGGGACGCCGACGCTCAGGAGGAGCGCGCCCTGATGCGGCGCGATATCTCCGACATGAAAGAGGACCTGGCCACGGTGCGGGCCGAGGTCAAGGCGCTCGTCGATATGTGGAAGGCGGCGAGCACGCTCCTCGTCGTCGTCAAATGGATGGCCGGCGTCGGCGCCAGCATCGGCGGGATATGGGCGCTGGTGACGAACTGGCCCGCCAAATGAACGCGCCCGTCGCACTCACCCTGATCGTGCTGCTGCTCGGCAGCGTCGCCCTGCTGTGCTGGGCAATCCGCAACTGGCCCGAGGGCCATGACGACGAGGAACGCTGATGAGCGAACCCACCTGGCTGACCGTCGCCCGCTCGCAGATCGGCGTCCGCGAGGCGCCCGGCCCGCGCAACGAGCCCCGCGTCATGGCCATGGCGAAGCGAGCTGCCCGGTGGCTGGGCATCACCTATGCCGCCGACAGCGTGCCGTGGTGCGGCCTGTTCGTCGCCGACTGCTTTGCCGCGATCGGCATGACCCCGCCGCGCGGCTTTGTCGGCGTCCGCGCCAAGGCGTGGGCGAGCTGGGGCATCGCGCTCAGCACCACCGCAACCCGCCCGCCCTTGGGTGCCATCGCCGTGTTCGGCCGCGAGGGCGGCGGGCACGTCGGCTTTGTCGTCGGCGCCCATCCCAACGGTGACCTCGATATCCTCGGCGGCAATCAGGGCGACGCCGTCAACATCCGCCGGTTCGGCCGGGCGCGTCTCGTCGCGCTGCGCTGGCCGGCCGGCATCGGGCTTGCCTCGCCAGTGGCATGGGCTGCGGGGCCGGGCGTTGCCACGACGGGTGAGGCATGATGCTCCGCCGCGCTTGGGACAGCTTTGCCCGGTTCGTCCGCGAGATCACGACAGCCCGCGATAATCAGACGAGCGACATTATCCGGGTCACCGGCCTCGCTGTGGCGGTGCAGTTCGTCTGGCTGGCCGGAGCGAATTGGGAGAAGTTCTCGCCGACCGAGTACGGCACCGGCGCCGGCTTGATCCTGGCCGCGCTCGGGGCGGCGATGCGTGTGGCGCGACCAACGGAGCCGGTGGAATGATCAAGACCGCAGTCGCATGGGCGCTCGGCCCGGCGCTTCCCTATGTCATAGGTGCCGTCATCGCGGCGCTGGCCTTGTGCGCCTGGACGATCAACGACCGGGCCTATGACCGGGGCGTCAGCCACGAGCGCGGCGCGTGGGAGAAGGAAGCCACTCGGTTGCGCGCTGTGGCAGCCAGCGAGGCCGCTCAGCGCGCGCAAGCCGTCGCCGGGGCAGAGACCGCCGCCAAGGCCGCGAGCGTCGCCCTGGACGCCCTTGCCGCCGAAACCCGAAAGGACGCCGATGCCTATTACCAGACCCGCCCTGCTGCTCGCCGGGCTTGCCTCGATCCTGTCCGCCTGCGGGCCATCGCGGCAGCCGATCGTGCCGCCCTTGCCGCTGCCGGCGCCACCCGCTGAGGGCTTGGTCGCTTGCACCATCCCGCCGCTGGCCGGGGGTGACAGTGCAGCGGTCGACCGGGCGCTGATCGAACGGGGCGCAGCCATCGCCGATTGCGAGCGCCGGCGGCGCGCGCTGGTGGCCGGCTGGCCGAAATAGAATTCCCTCTCGTGTGAAAGCGGGGGGCCGGGGTGCTGGACACACCTCGAACCGCGGGCGGTCACCCGCACCTTGGGCTGCGCGCGCAGCCTTCAGTCCCCGCACCGGGCGCACCGGCGGGGGCGCTATGTCAGGTAACAGCCATGGAGTCTCTATCCCGAATCGACGGCGTCACTGTCGCACCCGTCGCCGCCTATGTCGGCGGCAAGCGCAACCTCGCGCAGCGGCTATGCCGCATCATCGATGCCACGCCCCACGAAACCTATGCCGAGCCGTTCATCGGCATGGGCGGCATCTTCCTCCGGCGAAAGCGCCGCGCCAAGGCCGAGAAGATCAACGATATCTCCGCCGATGTGGTGACCCTGTTCCGCGTCCTGCAGGAACACTATCCCTATTTCATCGACATGCTGCGCTGGCGTCTCGCGAGCCGTGCCGAGTTCGACCGCCTGATGGCCGTCCCGCCCGACACGCTGACCGATCTGCAACGCGCCGCCCGCTTCCTTTACCTCCAGCGCCTGGCGTTCGGCGGCAAGGTACATGGCCGCAACTTCGGCGTCGACGCGCGGACGCCCGCCCGATTCGACGTGACGAAGCTGGAGCCCATGCTCGCCGATCTGCACGAGCGCCTGGCCGGGGTGACCATCGAGCGGCTGCCCTATGCCGAATTCATCGCGCGCTACGACAAACCGGCGACGCTGTTCTATCTCGACCCGCCCTATTGGGGGAACGAGACGGACTATGGCGAGGGCGTTTTCAGCCGGGCCGATTTCGCCACGCTGGCCGATCAGCTCGCCGGCATCAGCGGCAAGTTCCTGTTCTCGATCAACGCCACGCCCGGCGCCCGCGAGACCTTCGCTCGGTTCCATATCGCCGATGTCCCCACGACCTACACGCTGGCAACGAAGGTGGCCGGCGCGGGCAAGCCGGTGACGGAACTGATCGTCAGCAATTTCGCCCTTCCCGACGTTGCCTCCGACATGCGCTCCTCATAGTCGGCGACCATGTTGCGCCAGGTCGCGGCGTCGGGAGCAAGGTCGCTCCATTCGTCATGAGCATCAGGCAGCGGTGCGGGAAGGGTGGCAATCCACTCGTTGCCCGACACGGCTGCCGCGATGGCCTGTTCGAGAGCCGGCGTGACGGTGAACCACTCCCCGCCGATGCGATCATTGCAGAAGGCCATATGCCAGACCTTCTCCTGCCAGCCCATGCCGGGCAGCGTTGCGACGAGGGCCAAAGGCCGCGTGTTCCCGGTCTTCATTGTCGCCATGCGCCGCGCCGGGTTTCCTGATCTGCCGATCTTCATCTCGTCGCCGCATCGGATGAAATACAGGTCTTGCATCAGGGCCGCTCCACCGCGAACGAATCGACAACATAATGTGCCGGCTTATGTGCCGGGGTTGACCGTAGATTGCCGCGCGTTTCGCGTCTATCGCGCCCTGCTTATTCCGCAGAAATCGGCGGAAAAGCTGGTGCCGGATGAGGGGATTGAACCCCCGACCTTCGGTTTACAAAACCGCTGCTCTACCGCTGAGCTAATCCGGCATTCGGTCTGGCGGCGGTGCCTGCCCGCGCCAACGTGGCTTCGCGGTATCGACAAGCGCGCGTTTGTTCAACACCCCATCGCACATTTCGGGTCATCCGAATTGTGGATGATGCTAACGATCATGCCGCCGCGCTCGCGGCGCGGGTCGGTGAAGCTCGTTGAAATCCGCCCGGCGACCGGCGCGGTGATCGTTTCGGTACGGCGCCCGAAGGCATCGGCCATCACCGCGATGACCTGGCCTTTCGTCACGTCACTGCCGAGCGGCGC